GAACGGGAACTCCATCGGCTCGACCATCAGCTCGCGCTTAACTGGATAAGGCAAAGGTTTAACAATGCGGTCGTATTTTTCTTTGTAACTTTCTGAGTCCCTCCTAAGAATCGGCACACCAAAATGCAGCTTGGCATAGCTCCGGTACTCCCAAGCCTTCATCGATCCCTGCTTCTCGGCGTCCCTGAACCATTGCCAGACCATTCGGTTCTGCATGGTGGATCGGTCCTTGCCCAGTGGCTTGATTGACACCTCCATCGCCTGATCAAAGTCAACTTGCTTCAGCAGCGTCCAAAGCTTGTCCTTCTCGCTGGCATTGTGGATGACAATATGAAGCTCTTCGGCAGTTAGCCGGTCTGGTAGTGGTAAACGTCTGATATTGCTCATGATTATACCTTAATGAAAGTGTGATGGCATTAGTTCTGGCAGATTTACTGGTGCCAAATCCCGACTCTTCTGCTCCCGGGTCCGAAAGAATCCATCGTGCTGTGGGTACTTCCGCATGAAAGCTCTGGCGTAAAACGCTCGGTAGTTGTTGTTCAGCTTGAAGCTGGTAACCCCGTCACCACCCGCGTCGATTTCCCAGCGGATCCGCTCAAAGATCGCATTAACCGAGTAGTTCATAAACCCCCGGTTGATCATGTCAAACGTGAATCCGCAGAACAATCGCCAGACATCTGGGTGCTTTTTGTTAAACAGGATAACGTCCTGACGCATTTCTTCATGTCGGTCTACCATCCTAGAAGCTCCGCTAAAGCCTTCCTAGCCTCGCCCGGCTCAACCCTTGGAAAGACCTCTGGCTGGACAGAACCTGTCTCACAGACATCGTAGTGACGTTGTGTGATCGTATATGACCTGCACTTTGGGCAGATCGGCAGACCTTGAGGCGGCTTCTCAGCAGACGCCTGTCCTCTGCACAATTTCTTAAACTCACCGACCGTCGGAGCAAACTTCGGATACTCGTCAACCATGTCGCGTAGAGCCTTCTCGATCTTGACCGGGTCAATGTTCTCAATGTGGGTCCACCAAAGCCGCTTGGCGGTTGTTTCATCTTGGTCCCTTAAGAAGGTTGGATATGTCACCTTCATCATCCCAAACACCTTGTTGATCAGGTTCAGTTTGAATGAATCCGATTGCCCAGTCGGTGTTCGTTGCGAGTTGTAGTGCTGTGGGTTCATGCTTTTCTTCCTTTGCTGAATAAACTGTTTTCCAACCTTGCGCGTTGGCCTCTTCGATCATGCCTGTAGCGTCTTGACCTTGCCGAACTAATTTTTCAATTCGGTTCAACAAAGTGTTAACACCTCGGCTTGAATTGTTTGCCTTTAACTTTTTTCTAATCCCTAAAAATTCATTCCAAAGATCCATTTCGACCCCAAGCGCATTTATGCGCGCGGTAGTTTCTTTTTGGTTTACTTTTTCTTTATCTGTTTCTGTATCTGTATCTGTATCTGTATGGCATTCCGACCGTAATGCGACCGCATTAGTCGTTTTGTTGATTTTATTAGGTTTTTTAGGTCCAGATTGATCCGTTAAGTTCCACCGTTTGTTCGCGTTCTCAACATTTTTTTGAGATTTTTGTCGAAAAAGTTTCAATTCTTCGCTCAAACGCGGATTAAACCACTGGTCATTTTCAAGATAAAAGGCACCATCTTCAGCGAACAAAACGGATTTTATGCGCTTCCACTGAGATGGCTTGCAACGCAAAACATTACAAATCCAGCGATCATTATCTGGCAATCCGCCACCCATCTTCCACGCTGCTGACAGCAACCGGATGTAGGCACCTTCCTGCTCAAGTGTGTAATTGAAGATCTGATGACTGTCCAACCAGTCAGTCGGATAAAACGGAAAATACGGACTACTTTTCGACATTACGACCTCACTCTAGGTATGTCTGCATATGCAAGAGTAACTGTACGTTGCTCTACGTCCGCAGATGAACTAGAATAGGCATCGTTAACCTTGCTGGATAACGCTCCGCCCATCCCTTTGTGGGCATAAGAAGGCCCCCTCGTCGGGGCTTTTTTATGCACGTTCGAAAACTTCTCGATGAATAACCTCAAGCTTCAACAGCTTAAAATCCTCGTCGATTGAAACCAAAAGTTCAGACCCATCTTTTCTTGACCGATTCCGAATCTTCTGCTCCGCAACACCTAACTCTAGGCTGATTCGCCGAATGTTGCTGTTAAACCGTTCCATGTAAACTTCGATTTGTAATTGCATATTTGTCACCTCCTGAGCGGATCCTAGCACCGAATTAATTTTAAAAAAAGCTTTTCTTCGGTTAAATTTTCATTTAAAGTTAGATTTCCAGCAATTTAAGAGGTTAACAACATGCCATTAATTTTAAACCGCCGTCATTATTACTATGATGAAACTCAAGAGCCTTGGTACGCATTGTGGTGCCATTACGAGCAGCTTTGTAACGTGAAAACAGTAATCCAAAACGACGATCACGGCGTTTGGTTTGAAGGCATCAAGGCTCGTTCCAGAGCAATTAAAGTTGCTTCAACCGTGTTGATCAAAGAGTTTCCAGAATTTTTCCAATGGATTGAATGGAGCCTAGACGATCTAACCGGCAACGGATTCCCAATCTGTGATGATTACATTGACTATCACTGGGGCGACCTTGGCATACCAGAAGATTTTGAATTTAAGTTTAATTCAACCCAAAAAGATTTCACGGAGAACTACGCATGAAGATGAGCGAACAAATTAACGAACTGGCAACTGCATTAGTGGTTGCCCAAGGTCTTATCCAAAACCCGACCAAGTCGGTTAAGAACGACTTTTTCAAATCAAAGTACGCGGACCTCGCCGGTGTGATCGATGTAGTCCGTCCAGCTTTCACGGAAGCAGGCATAGCCGTCATACAAGCGCCGTCAACCGGCGAAGACGGTGAGATAGCTGTTACCACTACCTTGGTGCATACATCAGGTCAGTGGATGTCAGATCAAGTCTCAATGGCTATTGATCCTAACGCCAAAAACCCAGCTCAAGCTGCTGGATCCTTGATCACCTACCTCCGCCGGTATTCTTTAAGCGCATTTGCCAATGTCGCGCAAGAAGATGATGACGGCAACAGTCTTGCCGGTAACGTCAAAGCTGTTGAACAGAAAGACGATCTCGCCGAGTACCAAGCGGTCTGCGCTGAGAACAACTCAAGCATCATTGGAATCAAAGCAGGCATTGCCAGCGGTGACCTGTCTTCAGCAGCCGAGGCGTGGTTTGAGCTTGAGAACGAAATTAAAGTAGCACTGTGGCGAGCGCCGTCGAAGGGCGGCTGCTTTACAACAATCGAGCGGGATGTAATCAAATCAACTGAGTTTAGAGAAGCTAATTTAGGAGCAGAAGCATGAGCACAATCGGCGTTAATTTTCAAATCGATTTTGAAAAACTGGATAAGTTGCGTTTTCACAAAGGCAAAAAAGGCACCTACGGCAATTTTACTTTGTTTCTCAACAGCGATCCTGACCAGTATGGGCAGAATGGCGGGATTAAGCAGGCTGACACCAAAGAAGAACGTGACGCTGGTATTAAGCTGCCGTTTGTTGGCAACGCTAAAACCTTCTGGTCTGACAACCCAGCTTTTCAACCGGCCCGGGTTGAACAAGCCCAAGAGCCAGCAACCGACGAGTTCGACGACTCGATCCCATTTTAAGGTTCCACATGAAACAGGAGAAGAAGATGTCCAGCAATAGCAACACGAATTACAGCGGCGATGATTACCGGATCCTTTTTAAGATGACAGAAGAGGGTAAGTCTACTGTCGAAATTGCAAAGGTTTTGAAGCGCGATCTAAAAGGGATTTACAACATTAGGTCTAAAATTCGGAAGCAGTTAGGTGTCAAAGCGAGTAGGCGGATTGAAAAGGTTGATCAAAAACCGAAGCCGGTTTTAAAAAGGAAAAATGTAAAAGCTTCTTACCCGCCTTTTCCGAAAACAGGGTTAGTGAAATTGGCACAGATTATTGGCGACCCGACTACAGTTCCAGCGACCTTACCGATGATCCCGATTAGCCCGTCGATCTGGTATAAAGGCTGTTCAGAAGGACGCTACCCTAAGCCGGTTAAATTTGAAGACCATCAAAAAGCCAGCAGTTTTTGGCGGGCAGAAGATATCCACAACCTGATTGATGATATGGCTTCAAAAAAAGATATAGACGATAAGTCAAGTCTTAAAGATGTCATGAATGAGCAAGAGTGGATGCCGTTTTGGAAGAGGCTGTTCAAATGAACTCCTCTTCAACTCTGCCGATGAAAAAGGGTCGCCCTCGGATCCACCCGATCAGAGAAAAACCGGGTGTGCCGGGGCGGCCCAAATCGACTGGCATCTTTGAGACCCGGGCAGAGTTTGAGGCTGCTTGCTTGGATAAACACAATCAGGGCTGGTCGCTGAGGCGGATTAGCATAAGGTTTGGTAGCTGTTATCTCACCGTAAAACGCGCCATTTCTGATGCTAA